TTCTGGTGCCGTTCTTTCACCAGGATCCCCAGTTTCTCTATCTAATTGTGGTTCTGGATTTGCTTCAGTATAAGTATTATATCCTCCCCTATCTAATACTGGTGCCGTTCTTTCACCAGGATCCCCAGTTTCTCTATCTAATTGTGGTTCTGGATTTACATTCTCAAGAGTATCAGTAGGAGCACTAGCATTACTAGTTGGCACATTAACCATTTCATTAACATTACTACTTATTGGACCTAATATACCTCCTCCACTACTAAGATTCTGATTTAATCTTGATGAAAGATCTGCGGTTGCACCACCAAGTGCACCAGTAGCACCATCAAGTGCACCACTAAGTTGGTCAGTAGCACCACTAAGTTGCTCAGTAGCACCATCAAGTGCACCACTAAGTTGGTCACCAAGTTGATCACTAACTCCACTAAGTTTTTCACCTAACGAATCCAATGCTTCTGGTTTAGGAATAGCATCTAAAGTTGGAATATCAGGCAATCCACTTTTTAATAATCCTCCAATATTAGGTTTATTCTTAGTCTTTGGAGTTGTAGTAGCTTTAGGACTACAGGGACCATGAGCTTCAGAACTTTCTTGTCTCTCAAATAAATCAGCAGGGTGAGTTGATCCAACAAATCCACTTTTAATTTCGAATCTACCTTTTCCATATTTAATACCTTCAGTTCTTCCTAAAACATTCATGATGACAGGATTTTGTCTCCTATCACCATCTAAGAATTTTCCCATAACAACATCTCCTTGTGATATTGCTGGTTTCTTTTGCCTATTAGCAGCACCACTTCCATCAGAAACCCCAAGAGCAACAATGGCAAAAACAATATCTTCATCTCTTATTGAGTTATCAGAAGGATGATTCCCCATGATTGCAACTCTATACCTATAACCAAATCCAGCATCACCATCAGTTTGATTTTTTTGAGACTTATATGGTAAAACTATACCAATCCATTCATTGGTACTCAATCCATAAAAGTCTAAATCAGATGTATTAGCCATTATCCTCCACCTCTGTTTGGATTATTTTTTATTGATCTATTTCCCTGACCCCTTTTTCTCCTTTTTTCAGATGTATTTTTAGAAAAATGTAACCCATAAGAATCACGAATTAAAGTTAATGAAGTAACAGATTTTTCTGCCTCAAAATAATGACAAAGAGATTGAATTATATAATGACCACTTGCCTTTTGATCAGGGCCTTGCTCCTTCTTCTCAGTTATATCCTCAATCTCAAGACGTATAACATCTCCTGCTTCCAAATCAGTATTGCAAGGAATTGTTATAGAATGGGATTGGGAAAATAGTAGATTATATCTGGTGGTTGCAGCAGCATAATAGAGTTCTGGACTATTATTTGGGTCAATATTTTCTTTCTCACCACCAATATTTAACACAGCAGTCTGTACTCTATGAAACTTATTACCTTTCTTAAAATTTTCATCTAGAATACTTGGAACATCTGGTGTCTTACCTAAAGTGGAAAATTTAGGATTTTTAAATAATTTTGGTTCTGTTACTGTAATGTCAATTTCAGTAAATTGATAAGTTGCTGGATTAAAAAAGATAGTCTTATTCGCATATACACCAGATCTAATCTGTTTTGTAAGATTTTGATCTTTTTTTACAGTTAATGAATTTATTTTATAATCATTCTTATCATCCTTTGTTTGTTGTGATGCCTGAACCTTACCATCATAAAAGTATGTTTTATCATATGGTTCAGCATTAATAATACTATCTGCAGAAACATAATTAAAACCACTCTTAGTCTCAAATCCAAAATAACCAGGATTTGCAGTATTTTGAGGAATAGTTTGTTTTGCCAACATAGCAATCAAATCAAAAGGTCTCTTCGTCATTCCAGAAAATGAATAAGAATTACTAGAGTCATCAACATTAATTTTATCATCATCAAGTCCTAAATTGGATTTAACAATATTCTTTACAGATTCTGAAATTTTTCCTCTATAACATGCTGTAACTCTTTCTGTATTATTCACCCACCCAAGTTTTGATACCAATCTCAATTGAATGATTTCTGAATTGGATTTTTTATCTATTACCTGAACCTCATTAACATATAATCTCTTATAGGCATCCTTTTTAGATGAAAAATCTAAACCCTTTCCTATGGTATCTTTAATTTTAAAGAAAACTTCACAACCAACCTCAAGAGGAAGAGCAGTATGTAAAGAACCCGTTCTTTCTTGAGTATCTTCTTGAGATGTAGCAGCAGCAGATGTTGATATAATAGTTACTATACCAGTTACAAAAGGTGATAGTATATTTTCATAATAATAAATGTTTCCGACTCTAAACTGTGCCGAGTAAATATCTACTTCATTTTTACCATCGGCAGATCTTATCTTAAAGACCTCATATATTGATCCTTGTCCTGACATTATGGTAACCTCTGATTTTCTGAATTATTTCCAGACATTACTGGAGCAGGTGTTTCTAATGTACCACCAGCAGATCCTGTACTACTGCCTGTAGACTTAGAAACTTCTATAGGAACAACGACAGTATTGACATTTTTCTTTTTACCATTACCCCTTAAGTCCTTAGAAACACTTTTAATTCTACTTATTGCAGTACTAGCAGATTGTAAAGGGAGTTTCCTCTTCTTCTCTTCACTACCACCACCCTTCTTCTCACCATTTACAAGACCTTTAGGAGTTACCCCCGAAAGAGGTGAAGATGATGTAGGAGAACTATCAGATCCTCCTTCATTTTTAGGTTCAAGATCTGGAGTCTCAGTTTCTGGACTAGAAATTTCTGCTGTATCACTATCAGGTTCCTCTAAATCAACAGTCTCTTCTTCTGTTTCATTTATAACTATTTCCTCACCATCCGCATTTACTGGAGTAAATTCTTGCTCTTCACCACCCACCTTCTTTTTAACTTTATCATCCTTATTATTACCAAAGACTTTAAGTAGTGGTTGTAATATAAAGGTAACTGCCTTAAAAGCAATCTTAAGAACATTCCAAGCACCATCTAAAATTGGTTTTGCAATATCCCAAGCACTTTTTAAAGATTTTATGATTGTTGGCAATTTAGTCACAACCCATCCCATCACAAGAGATCCAAAAAAATTCATTATCCTACTTCCAATAGGCATAACCATACCCTTTACATTTCCAAGTATAGATCTCATGGGGCCTTTTTTATCACCAGTAGATTCGACCTTTTTCTCGGCAACTGCTCTTTCAGACTGTAAAAATTGACGACGTTGTAAGACTGCCTTTCTAAGTTTTAATTTATTTACAGTAGAAGTACGTTCGACTAAAACACTTCGAATATTTACAGCAGTAATCTTTAATTGTTTAGTTTGTGATATACTCATTAATCAGTTATCCCCACCTGCTCTTTTGTAAATTCTGTGTAAGTGTTAGAAAGATCTTCAGATCCAACATTAGGAGTAGAATCTCCACCAACATTTCCACCATTAACTGCAGCATCAGCTCTATCACCAAGTTTCACTGTATCCATAACTGTAGTCATATCACCTTCCTCAGGAGGTGTGAGATCTGTAGACTGAACATCTTTACTGAAATCCATCTTAGATGCTTGATTAGCAACATCAGTATATTCACTAACAACACCTTCAACCTCTGCATCCTTATCCCCTCCTTTACCCGTAGGTTTATTACCAAAAATCATATCATATATGGCACCACCCAGTGCATCACCACCCATACCTCCAAGCCAACCACCAAGAGCAGTTCCAACAAAAGGAATTGGAATTAATGTTCCGATAAGACCACCTAACCATAATCCCAAACCAGCACCAATTGCTTTAAATGCTGCCTTTCCTATGGGTTCTTTAAATACAAAAACATTTAGAGCAAAGTCAATTAATGCTCCGATAAGTGGAATCTTCTTCACAACAGGACTAATAAATTTCTTTGCAAACTTAAGTAGTTGCTTAGTACCACCTTTACCAAGAGCACCAGTTACTCCCTTTCTTGCTAAATTTGTTAATCCACCTCTTGCAAATTTTCCACCTAAACCTTTAACTGCATCCTTACCAAATCTTTGCTGAGCCTTTTTAATGCCATGTCTTCGTACATATCTCCTCATCGTTTTGTTCATCTTGAGTTTTGCCTTTTTAGACAGTCCACCAAGAGGAGGTGTCTTTTTCGGCATTAAAGTTTTCATCGCTTTACTAAGTAATAACTGAGGACCAAATATTGTCCCAAGTAATCCAGGAATTATTAGTTTCGAACCATGTTTTTCTAAGAAATTAAAGAATCCTTGTACTTTTCCTTTATTATTACTCAACCATTTAAGTGCTTTATTAGCAAGCCATCCCTTTGCTAATGTACCAAAGAAACCAAATATCTTACTAAAAATGCCCTGTACTGGTTTAGTGACTTTATCAAATGCCTTTCCTACGGTACTGCTAATTTTCTTTACAGATTCTACCGAAGACTCTGCTTCAGTTCTTCTACTCGAATCAGTTCCCGCCCTCATCGATGCTATTTCTGCTTTCTCTTGAGTTATTCTATTTGCAAAATCAAGTGATAATGCATTACCAATATCCTTTAATATTGAATTTACTTCTGCTAATGATTGATCATTCTTCCTTATCTGAAGAATTCTTTTAATAGTACTGATCTTTTGCTCATTATTAGCAACTCTTTTCTCTAAATTATTATCCTGTGCAGAATCAGAATCATTTTCCCTCACTGCCAAATCAAGACTATCTGCAATATCAGGTTCCTTAGAAGCAAAAGGACTAGAACCTGCACCTATTTTTGCTCCTGATTTTTGAATTGGAGCAAGAGCACTTGAACTTGCATTTATTTTTCTCTTAGATGCTCTAAATGCTGCTATTCTGTCACCACTAGATAAATATTCACCACTAGCAGTAGTTCCAGAACTCCATATAGGTTCCTTACTTATTTTCTGAGGTCTGGGTTTACCAATACTAGAAGCAACATTACGCATTCCAGTCCTAGCACCAGCCCTAGCAGTACCTTTTAGAGCACTTCTACCAACATTTGCCAAAGCACCTTTTGATCCCGACTTTACAATCGCTGATGATGCTACTTTAACTAGTGCTCCCCATGCCATCTTATTTTAAGTTCCTCCTTTTTGCTGATGTTTTAAGTTTTCTTCTTCAATATATTGCTGTAGAAGTGAAACATAAACTTCCCTTTCCCAAGGTATCATGTTTTCTAACTCCGTTAAGCTATATTTATGATGTTGCATGAGGGCAAAATTTGTCCGATAAAAATTCTCTAGACTCTCATGAGCTAGAGCTAACTGAAAAAAGATGCTAATCCCTCCAATACAACTGTACTTTCTACTTTTGTCTCAGGATTGGTCACTTTAATATTATGAGTCAATTTTGGCATAGTAGAAAAAAAGTTTTCTACTTCCTTAAATTGCTTAGAGTTCATAGATTCGACAAAATCTTTCAATTCCTTTTTTGTACATTCAGAAGCTTCCCATGCTTCATCTTGGTTATATACTTGTCCTATACAAGTCATAATAACCTCTAAGGATTGATCAACCTGACTCTGATCAGTATTAGTATCAAAATTAGTCTCAATAAATTGATTAAGAGAAGGGTAATTCATCTGAATAGATAAATTATCATCTAATTTAATAATATTAGTATGTTCTGGATCCCTTTGAATCTTGATAGAATCAATATCAATTTCCATTTGAACCTGCGTTTTTCCATCATCTGGACAGGTTACATTGACTTCGACAGTTTCACCAACAGATTTTGCACGAACATTTAAAAACAAATATTCTATGTCAAAAGTTGCTAGTTTATCAATTTTAATGCCTCTACTTAAAATGCAAGTGCTAAGAACATCTTTGATTGCAGTAGTAATTTGCTTTGTATCCTCAGATTCCAATGCCATGATTAGAATCTTTTCTTCCCGAACTAAAAAAGGTCTATATTTAACTTTTTTACCACTAGAAGGTAATACCAACTCATAAGTAGGTGCAGAAATTTTTGGTAATGGCATAATAAATTATAACAATTCGTATAGTATATATGGAGCTTTATTTGACAATATAACGGTCATATGCAAATTGAACCGTGACCTTTGTTAAATCAGCACCTCCATACTGGACGGGTATGGATGTCATACCCTTGGGAAATGCATTTATAAATTCATAGGTTAAAGATTTAGCATTTAAATCATTACTATAATTTCTTTCGAATTTAGAAATTTCCAGTACACCACATTTATATCCAATCTTTCCACCGTTCATCGGATAATTAAACCTTCTGTAATAATTTTGATCTTGAACACCATTTGTATTATTATCAACTCCAGAAATATAATCCATCCAACCCTCAAAGAATTTTAATGTATTATAATTTTGATCAACATAGAAAGTAAAATCACTGTCTATGTATATTCTTGTATGAGCAAACTGTTGACTAATACCATGAAAATTATCTTTTACTTCTGATGTAGCAAATGAACTCGTCGGCAAAGAAGCTTCCGAACACATTATTCCAATATCCTTACCTGTAGCATAGTTATTAGGAATATTATAAGATCCACCCAAGTATCCTGATAAATCTCTAGTAATTCCAGATATGTTGACTTGATATTGGTTATTCAAAGACAACTTACTAATGTCCATTTTAGTAAGTGCACTCATCTTAAAATTTTGAATAAGACCTGCCACTCTAAATACCTTATATTAATATTATATTATAAAGTATTTAGATGTCTTATAAAGGAAGATATCAACCGAACAATCCATTAAAGTATAAAGGTAACTTTCGGAATATCATTTACCGTTCTCTATGGGAACTCAAGTTCATGAAATATTGTGATAGTAATCGCAATATTTTAGAATGGGGAAGTGAGGAGTTTTGTCTGCCCTATAGATCTCCATTAGACAATAAGGTTCATAGATACTTTCCAGATTTCTATATTAAAGTGAAAGAAAATACAGGACAAATAAAAAAATATATTATCGAAGTAAAACCAAAAAGACAATGTATGGAACCCAAACCACAGAAAAAGAAAACACGAACATATATCTACGAAGTTCGTGAATATGCAAAGAATCAAGCAAAATGGAAGGCAGCTGAAGAATATTGTCTTGATAGAGGATATGAATTTAAAGTGTTGACAGAAAAAGAATTAGGTATTGGACGATGAGTCGAATAAGAACCGTAAGAGATAATTTAATTGGAACCGAAGATCCAGATGATTTAATGATAGAACTAATGGATGCACTTGGTAGTAGTGAAGCTTCACGTCCAGATGTAGGAAAATATTATATTTTTGTATATGCACCCAAAACCCCCAATCTTCGTTATGATCAAAATCCATTAGTCGCAGTCACACAAATTTTTCCATGGGGATTTCGTGGTGTAAATTTTCATTGGAATGAGTATCGTCAATATACATGGGGTGAAGTCGTTGGCCAAATATATGAAGTCTTCTCTGAAGAACTAAATGACATTGATGGAATACCTTTCCAAAAATTTCGTCTAAATAGTTAAAAATTACTATATAAGGTCGATAATGTCGAATAGAGCAAGACAAAGAAACAGAGATAGAAGATTACAACAAGAAAGATCTGCTGCAAATAGAGCAGCTAATCCTGAGAAATATGCTAGAGATCCCAATGAAAGGCAAATGGGAAGAGCTGCTGCTAAAAGAAGGCAGGAAGCAGCAAAAAAGAGAGGAGATGCGGTAAAGGAAAAAGAAACAGGAACAAAAAAAAGTCTTAATGAAATTACTAGGAAACCACCAAAGAAAGGTGCAGATGAATCATTTATGCATCTAAATCTAAGATATCCATTTAGTATCATTGATAATACAATGGATTTCATCAGATTTACAGTCTGTACATATAAAAGAAATCAGAATACAATTGATGGAGATAATGCAAGCAGTTATGTCACAAAAGATGATACAAATTTAAAGGGGAAACCCTTGGGAAGTATCATTCTTCCCATACCAGCACAACTTAGTGATACAAATACTGCAAACTATGGTCCCAGTAATATGAACTTCATGCAAGCAGCAGGAATGGGTGTTGGTAGTGCTCTATTAGATCAAGGAGGAACGGAGAAAGCTGGTCAAGAAATTAATAATATGGTTGCAGGATTAACTGGTAATCAAGGAAAAAAAGCAGTCAGTGATTTCTTTTCTGCACAAGCAGTTAATGCCTTCGGTGGAAATCTAAATCCTGCTCAAGTTTTAGCAAGAGGAAGTGGTGCTGTCATAAATCCAAATATGGAATTATTATTCTCTGGACCATCATTGAGAAATTTTTCATATTCATTTAAAATGACACCAAGATTTGAGCAAGAAGCAAATAATGTTAGAACTATTATTAAGGCATTTAAAAGAAATATGGCTCCGAAAGGTGCAGGTGGAAATTTCTTAAAAACACCTAATATATTTCAGATTGAATATCTATATCAAGGAAAAGCACATCCATATTTAAATAGAATTAAACTATGTGCTCTGACAAATGTGGCAACAAATTATACGGGAGATGGAACATATGCGACCTATAGTGATGGTTCTCCAATTTCCATGCAATTAAACCTTACATTCTCAGAACTCACACCAATATTTAATGAGGATTATCTTGCTTATGATAACAACGACGACGGAGTAGGTTACTAAAATGGGATATTTCAGAGAACTACCAAACGTAGAATATCAATCTTTTCTATCAGATAGTCTTTCATCACAAAGTTATCTGACAGTTAAGAACTTATTCAGAAGAAACAAACTACGTGATGATCTACAAAATGTATTCACACTCTTCGATAAGTATGAAATTATAGAAGGTGCAAGACCTGATACTGTGGCAGAAGAATATTATGGTGATGCAGAATTAGACTGGGTTGTTTTAATTACTGCTGGTATTATTAATGTAAGAGATGAATGGCCTCTCTCAAATAAAGAATTATATAATTATGCAAATGAAATTCATGGTGATAGTTTAAATTCTGTAAGATATTATAAGACAACAGAAGTTAAAGACTCTGTAGGAAGATTAATACTTCCTGCAGGTAAAGTGGTTGATGGTAATTTTACAATACCAAAACCAGATACTTCTAATGAAGAAACATCTACTCTAAATCCAGTCATTGGTGTATCTAACTGGGAATATGAAGTTCTAAAAAATAATAAAAAATCATCAATATATTTACTTAAGATAAATTATTTACAACAATTCTTAAATGATATGAGAGATATTATGGTATATCAACGATCTTCTCAAAGGATTAATGATAGATTAATACGAACGGAAAATACAAAGGTTTCGATGCCAGTATAAAAAAAGGGGGGTCGTGAGACCCCCTTTCTTGTGTTATTCTGCAGCTAATTGCTGAAAGTATGATAGTGCATCATCTTCATCATCAGTGCTCGAACTAGGTGTAGAAACAGCAGCAGTAACTAATTCTTCTGCTGAACCACGACCTTCACTTTCACCTTCTAAGTCTTCATTAAATTGAGGACGTGAAGATGTCTTGTTACCAAGAACATAACCAAGACGCTTCTTCAGTTCATCATAAGACTTGAACTGATCTGCGGCAACAAACTCTTGAAGAGAGTTTTCTTTCTTCCAGAGCCCTTCGAGTGCATCATCGTCATCTAATAGAGAACTTTGAGCAGCAAATTCAGAAGAGTCATAGTTTCTATAACCAGCAACGTTCTTTGCCTTTAACTTGAAGTTAGCACCTTGCCAAAAATCAAATGGATCAATTGCTTCCTCATCCTCAAACTCAGGTTGCATTGCAGCAGTAATCTTGTCAAAGATTTTTTTACCGAACTTGTACAAGAATACCTGACCTTCATTTTCAGGATTTGTTGGATCCTTTACAACATAAATGTTGGCAATGTAAGTTAATTTACGTTTCTGCTTACGAGCAGTTTCTTTACCAGCATCAGTGCCATTGTTCCATAGAGTAGTATTAAACTCAGAAACAGGATCTTTCTGACCTAATGTAGTCAGAGAGTTTTCGATATACCAACCACCAGGACCTTGGAAGGCATGGGAGTATAGTTTTACAAATGGTAGATCTTCCTTGTCTGGTGCAGGAAGAAAACGGATAACGGCATAACCATTACCTGATTTGTCACATTCTAATTTCCATAGACGGTCATCACCATTAGATGCACCGTTATTATTCATTTTTTCAACTTCTTTAACTAACTTTGCAGTTAAAGAACCTAGTTTTGATTGCTTTTTAAGATTAGCAAACGACATTTAGATACCTCGGATTAATTGGATTAATTGGATGTTTAGATTATAACAGAGAACGAAAGATTAGTCAACAAAGCTCTTCATCTTTTCGATGGTTTTTTTCATAGAGTCAAAAACCGTATTCACATCAGTCCCTGCAGGGAATCCCAATACAGAGAGTGATTTTAATAATTGGTCTTTCATTTCAATAGCTTGTGGATCATCTGAAAGTGATAGCCTCGTATACATGATACGTTGTTTATCAAGTAACAGAATTAAACTTTCGACATGTTCTTTCTGTTTTTCACGAGGCATTGACTGAAAAGAAAATACACTTCCGTATATCTCCTCTTGGAGTTTATTAATTTCATTTAGTTCTTCACGAACTATTTCAGACTCAAAAAAATCACTCATTTACAATATCCCGTAAAATTTTTTTGTAATTGAACACATTAATATTTATGAAAGGAATATATTTTTTTATCTTTAAACTGACGGATTCCCACACTGGATCATCTAATTTCTTATCAAAATTTTTTACGAAAGAAAAGACTTTTTCCAGTATCGTAAACGTTTCTAGTGAGATTTCTCCACCCAGATATCTTTTTAACAATAGAGGATGGCCCTTCGAGCAATCGAATACTATTTCTAATTCGTTCTCCAATAGAAGTTTCTCTGACTCCTCCTTGAAAATATAAGTCATACTCTGTTTCCGTCTCATCCAGTCTGCGTAGGTTCTTTCGCCACTGTTGATTATCTCTCCGATCCATAAGTTTTGGGGTGTGTCAGTGTTTACAAAATTTGCTAAAAGGAAGTTTAGCACTTCTTCATCAGAATACTTTCTAGATGTTTTTTCAAACCAATACTTATCCTTCCTTTTATTAAAGGATGTCATAGTAGCTCTTGATTTGCCACCATACTTAAAAAAGTCAAATTTAGGGTTAGTAAAATGACTTTTCATTGAGAGATAGGTTTGATATGTTTCGTATGGAGTCACCTTCATATAGGAAGTTTAGCCCTTGATGTCTTTTTCATAAAGTTAAGTTCTTGTGCATCCCACTTTAATTTTTCTTTGAGTGGTTTAGAAACTAACTTTGTTACTGATTCTATCTCAAGACCATTAATTTCGCAATAGTGACAGATAGCATCAATATAATTCATTTCTTCTTTAGAAACTATTGATTCTATTTCCATAGCAAATTTTTGAGGAGTTAAGAATTTACTCTCAATTGCTTTTTCTAATTCTTTATTCGTTTCCATAGAGCTCCAATTTATCTCCAACAAACTTTCTAATATATTCTCCGAGGAGTTTGATATACTTTGCTTTGTCAGATTCTTCGTAGACGACACATTCACCATTTTCACAAGCCATGATAATTACAAGTTTTTTAATCGAAATATTTTTCATCTCATATAGCATACACCCATATGCCATTGCCTGAACAAAGTAATGTTCAATCCACTCACGTGGTTTAGGTTTTTTAGATGTCTTAAAATCTATTATTGCCAGATCACCATCATATTCTGCAATACAATCAACGGTTCCAGCAATTCCTAGTTGCTTACTATATAGCGGCCCTTCCAGAGAATAGATATTATCTATTTTATTAAGTGTACCCTTAGCAATCTTAAATAAGAACTCAGATATGGGTGGAACTTTAGGAAGGACTTCATCATTTTTTAAATAATGTTCAGTCAGAGTATGCATATCAGTTCCACGGGTTGTAGCCGCTTTCGTGATCTTATCTGCTGTCTCATTACCAACCCTTTTTCTCCAATTAACAAAGATCTCTTTATTAAAATGACTAGTTACCGAAGTAATAGAAACCATCTTAATAAGTTCTTCTTCATCAGGAACTTTGTAATAACGAACTCCATCTATATGCTCTCTTTCAAGAGGTTCAAGATTTAAATCAACATGATTAAACATTACATACCTAATTCAATTTTAGCAGTAAGATATTCTTTGACTAATCCAGAACGAACTATATCATCAATACCAAATTCTATTATATCAAAAGATGGCATTTTACGCAAGATGTTCATAAAATCAACAATACCATTACGATCATTAGTTTTGATTAAATCTGACTGACTTGCATCTCCACAGAAAATAATTCTAGTATTCTCACCAACTCTGGTAATTATACTATCCATTTCATGGAAATTAAGATTCTGAAATTCATCTACTATTACAATAGAGTTATCTAATGTAGTTCCACGAAGGAATGATGTGCTCCAAAATTTAATCGTATCTTGGGCTTTAAGATTACCATAGAGCATCTCAAAGTCTGCATCAGAAGGCATTTGGAACATATACTTCACCATATTCTTATAAGGAATCTGGTAAATATCTGCCTTATCTTCATGATCACCAGGTAAAAATCCAATCTCTCTTGTGGCAACTAATGAACGAACCAAATAGATATGCTCATAGGGAGTACCATCACTCAAAACATCATTTATGGCATTATATAAGGATATAAAGGTTTTACCCGTTCCTGCCACACCATAGGCAACTAAATGTTTACCCTCTTTATAAGATTTAAACAATTGCTTTTGATTATTATTAAGAGGTTCTATATCTACCAAATAACCAGAACCAAGAGGTTTTTTCCTCTTCATCTGTTTGGAAGTTAAACCAACTCCAATAGGTTGTTCTGTATTCGCTCTTTTTCTTCTTGCCATTACAGTTTCTTTACGTTGGATCTTGGTGCTTTAGATGCTTTTTCAAGAACATCATTCCATCCAGGTTTTGTCTTACGTAACTTATCTCTCCAATCCCCTACTTCTGCTGCCATAGGGCAAGTATCAGGATCTGACCAATCACGTTTCCAATTTGGATTATCTTCACACCATTGAGACCACTCCATTACACTCATTACTACTTCTTTTTGTTCACCAGTTTCTTTGTGAACCACAGGATATGTTGCCATAATTATAAATTTGTGTAAAATTATTTAGACCCAATCTAGGGCTTCAGATACTGCAGGGAATTGTTCGGTAAATACCTTTTTACATGCCTCTGCAATCTCCATATGCTCTTTTTGAGTGCCATGTGCAGATCTTAGATTTATATAATGTATCCAAGAACGACAAGAACCAGTCATATAGATTCTGGTAGGAGTACAGAGTGGTAATACCATTCTAGCACATTCTTTAGCAACACCCTGACTAAGCATTTGTTCATATAATGCCTTAGATGAACTAAAAAGTGTAATCATCTGTTTCTCAAATTTTTCCACCATTTCAGGATCTAGGTCATCAGTCGAATTTTGACGATTCTTTAAATCTTGCCTACGAAGTTCTGGAAGGTCAATATCACCCAATGCAGTGCTTGCAGCATATCTTTGAGAAAACTCCTGAAAAGTGAAACTCCTATGTCTTAGGATTTGTGCCGCAATAGCACGAGTAGTCTCAATTTCCAAAGTCATCGAAGATTGCTCAAAAACACTCCAATGGTTATGTTTGATGCAATATTTCAAAAGTCCTGCATATTTCTCATTATCCTGATTTGACGGATTAGAGACTCTGGCAATATATGCCATCATCTGCTCTGCTTCAGGAGTGATGCTTATAAATTTTACATTCATTTTTTACCAAATCCTTTGGGTTTTGTTTTTTTACGTTTTTCCACTTCTTGCTCCAAAATTGCAAGTTGCTGTTTCATAAACTTAAGTTCAGTACTATCATACAAATAATCTTGCTGAAGTGCCTTTTTAAGATTTTTTAAGATTTCCTTAGATCTCATTCGTCGTCATCCTCGAAGATTTCATCATAATCATTCATTACCGACCTTGGTTCTAAATCTGTAGAATAGGCATCTACGTCAGAATAGACTTCTGCTTTGAGAGCATCAACTAATAGTTCTAAATTACGAACAATAAGTTTTAATTTTTCTCTTTCTGGTTCCATAATTTTTATATGGTATTTAGGTATTTTACACAAAAAAAG